ATATGAGCGTTAGGTTCGCCAAGATCGCGACCAGTGGCCTGATGGCGCACCACCGCGCCAGCAAGATGCGTCGTAGCACTAGACCCATCCACGCCTCGCGTGATCGTCAACGTGGTCCCAGCAGCAGCCGTCACCTCAACAATCTCCTCATCAACCGTGTCAGGCCCAATCACGAGAGTATACGGGCGCGATGAGGGAAACCCCGTCGTCGCCACAACAACCATCGTCGTCGCAGCGGCATTGATACCAGAATATAAAGTCGTCGGCTGTGCGACGCTAGAGAAGTAACGCAAACCCATCAGGGGCTCCCTAAATCAGTAAGTGAAGTGTGCTCTAGTGGGGTACAGTTCAGACAGTTTCCGTGCCTCATCCAACAGGCGCACCTGAAACATTTGCATCAACCACTTCGCAGCAGTGATACCAGCATTCTGTGGGCGAGCGTTCGCACCAAACGCAGCCTCAGCAGACATGCCTGAAAAGTTCGAGATGTCAATGAACGTCGCCAGGCGTGACGCCGCACCGAACCGGATCAAGTCCTCACATGACGACAGCAGGCCAGTCGTAGAGAAATCATCAGAACCAGTAGCCAGCACCGTGGGGCGGGTCGCATACGTGATGTTCACGGTGCAACCAGGAATCAAAGCCTCATAGATCGATACGGTCTTCCCTGTCGGGAAAGACGTAGTATTAGCCGTGGAGTCCATCCTATACCTGCGCACCGGCATCCACTCACCTGACCCAGACGTGTCCTTCGCGTCAATTGAGAGGATCATCGTAGCAACGGCAGGCAACGCATACGCTGTAGTGGAAGGAGAATACGTGACAGTAGTAGACGCCGTGCCGAACAGGGTAGGGTACACTGAGTTGATCGTGTCATTAATCGCAGTCTTAACAGACGCGCGAGGGAAAGACGGATTGAACGTGACCCGCACATTATCTGAATGTGTAGCAGCAGTCGTAGACTGATAGCCGCGACCATACGGGGGCAACGTCAACGTGAGTGCAGTATGATCCACACTATCCACGAGGAGGAGTTCCTCTTCCACTTCCACCACGCCACGAGCAGCACCCGTAGTATCGGCAACAACCAAGGTTGTGACCGAGGCGTTAATGCCAGTCGTCAGGTACGTGCCAAGGTCACGTGAGCCAGAGAAGGACGACATTTGCTGCAACGTCGCATCAATCAAACCAGTCAAAGTAGACATACAGATTCAGTCCTTCATGTTAGCGAACTTCGCCGTGTTCTCATTCACAATCAACTTCGACGGAGCATCAACACCCGAATCGTACGGGCGACCAAGAAGCCGCGAAGCACGCTCCGCGTCCTTAATCTTCGCCATCGTCGTACCAGAAGGCCAAATACCGTTCGCGCGAGCATTCGCGTACGCCGACAGTTCCTTCTTCGTCTGATCGAAGACAGGGGCAAGCGGCGAGTTGAAACTCGCCGCCGCCACCTGCACACCAATATCACTCAAGCACTCAGCGTAAGAACTATGATCCTTAGACTTGCAGCCAGAGCGACAGTCCTCACCAAGCACCATATCAGGCAGCCTCGTATGAGCCAGACACGTAAATGATGTCACCAGTAGCCCAAGTGAACGGCACAGTCGTAGAAAGAGTAGTCCACACACCGGCAGTACCAGGAGAAGAAACCGTGGCAACGGTAGTAGACGAATAGCGACCAACAGCACCGTAATAGGTAGTGGCGGATACGTCATAGAACTCGGCAATGACCGGCTGATTCGACGTAGCGGCAGCGGTCACTGGGAGAGTGAATGTCACGTTAGCTGACGCACCAGCAGTAGTAGAACCGAACGTGAGTGAAGCCTCCCAAAAGACACGCTTACCCACCTGATTGTACTTACCCGCAATGACACCATCACCGATAGTGAAACCACCAAGCGTCGGCGTATATGCCACGCCAGTACCCAATTCAGTGAACGAGACAGTATTAGCCTCGGGGAACGTAGGCCCAAACGACAGAACCTTATCCTCCGAGATGCGCTGCGCCAATGTCGAACCGACACCACCAGCAATCTCAATACCGCCACGCTTCACCGAGATGACATAGTCATCATCGGACGCCAAGTAGTAGCGTTTCGTTGCCGTGATCGCGTCAGGGAAACTGACACTGGACTGCAAAGCCGCGTCACTATAGACAGTGAGCGCAGCACCCGACGAGCGGGTGATGGTAACGTTCAGCGTGCCTGGAATGTCGTACCGTACAATAATTGACCCACCGGCCATAACAAAGCCTCCCAAGGCTAGAATTGTTTGAGCGAGCCGGTTAAGGCCCGGTAGAAAAAGTTTTTAAGAAACGTACGAGCCGTAACCAGCAGATACCAGTTCCGTGTAAATGTCATCCGCTATGGCCTGTATGTAGCCACCACGCAACACCAGCGTGGAGTTCGCAACGTCTGTGTCGGTGAGGATCATGCGCTCCGCGTACACGCCACCACCAGACCTGCAAAGACTAATGCCTTTATCAACCCACAGGGGTGGGTTGTGGCCCGTGTAGACGCGCTGCGCGTATGTACCAAGCCAAGTATGCGCCACTGTCAACCACCACCGTGTATTGTGCGAATGAACCAAGAAAAGGTGCAGAATGCCCGCAGGCCCGCTAACCCCTCGTGAGGGCGCGGGCCTGCGAAGCAAACTCGATCAGATGCTTGAAGTCGATTCGATACGGTACAAGCAAGCCTCACGGAAACGAGACCAACCCAGAATGCCGTACCAAGAAATCGGACGGAAACGCATCAAATTATCCGTCACGGGACCAATCACCACACCCGGCTCAACAGCAACCGCTTCCGCGAGTGCCTCCTTACCGGCAATAATGGTGCGGTACACGCGAGCTGACGAAGTACCGTCAGTAGCTGAGTACGCGCGAGGTGTCTCAATCCAGTACGAGCCACCGAACGTGCCAGTGACCAGTGCCTTCAAGTCATCACTCATCGTGTACTTGTTGGTGTCTTCCCACGCGAGCGCGCCAGTCTCACCACGAATATCGTAGGTCACAGACGGATGCGCGTAAGTGGCGAACAAACCACCATTACGAGGAATAGCCTTACCGCCACGCAGGTACGCGACAGACTTGCGCACGAGTGCGCCAGTGATGTTATCGCCAGCGGCAACGTCAGCGGTGGCAGCGTTACCTGTACCACCGTAGAGGACGTTCGTGCCAGCGATCAACGGAACCTGAACGAGCGAATCAATCGAATCGAGCATGTTGTACGCCACAAGATCAGCGACAGCAGGATCAACATCGGAGAAAGCCAGTTCACGCAGGCGACGAGTCGAAGTGACAGTGTTACCCTTTTCGAGTAGCGTCACAGTCACAGTAGACACGTCAGAGACGGCCACAGGGGTCGTGTCAGTGCCTTCCGTGAGAGTGGACGTAGCAGCCGCAAGATCGGAGTACAGGCTGAACACAACCGATGAACCAGGCATTGCCTGTTGCACGGGGCGAGTGTCAGCGAGCATCCGATACTGCGGTTCGCTACGCAACGCCATGCGAACATAGCGGTCATACGCGGTCTTAACTAGACCGGCGAGAGCAGTGGCATCAGTGAGAGCCATATGCTTGCTTCACCTCCTTCAAGGTGATAGTTGGGATTTGGTTTTCCTACCCAGTGAACGCGAGAACCGGACCGTTAGGATTGCCATGGAGGATCGTGTTCAACTCTTCAACCGTCTGTGCCGCTTCAATGCGGGCTGCCAGTTGCGCGGGGTCTCCGCTATACTGGGAGCCGCCCGCTTGCGCGTCAGCGATCTGTTGGAGCCGAGCAAGTTCCGCAGCGGTCTCATCAGGGTCAGTGCTGGTTTGCTGGGTAGTGGATTGAGTAGCGGCTGCACCGAACAGTGCACCATTCTCCTCAACCCATGCCGTCACTTCATCTTCCGAGGTGACGGTTTCGGGAATAAACTTGGCGATAGCCTCATTCAAACCCTTGGACGTGAGAACGTCCTTAACGGAACGTGAACGCACACTGCCCTTCAACACAGAAGCCTCAGACGCGAGCGCCTTATTGTCTGCCTTGAGTTTGTTGTACGCCTTACGCAAGTCTGCGAAGCTCTTACCCTGATCGCCGTCGCCATCAAAGTCCGGATCTTCCCAGTCGTCGTTCTGTTGTCCCATTTCATACTCCCTATTTCTCATCTTGTTGAGGTGATTTGCGCAGACCACGGGAACCCTCGGGGAAGGGCTCTCGGCTTCTGCTACTCGACTTGTACAATGACCAGGGCGAGTGTGTCTGGTCATGTCTATGGGGCAGTTCCGTACCATTTCCGGTACGCTTCTGCCGGTGCCTATCTGAATATACTGATAGTCCGCGACTACCGGAATATGCCGATAAGTATGCAGATTCTTGGCTAATAGGCTACAAAGCGGGTACTAATCGGGTAAAAGTCCCGTATCGTGGCGTTAAGTTGATATGATCAATTACATTGCTTACGTACATATCAACTTACGTACGAATGCGCGAGAGCGTGCCAGTCCTAGCAGCACCAGACCCGGTGAAGCGGGCCTGCTCACGCTGCCTACGAGCCTGCGAAGCCAACTGGCCAGCGGTATCACCAAGCAGTTCACTAGACAAAGTAGACTCACGCACAAACTCGGTCTGATCAATCGACGCAAGACGGGTCTGCTCATCAGCGAGCTGGCCCAACTTCTGGAACTGCTCCTGCTGCGCCTGCACCTGATCAGCGCCGATACGGTTATACTGGTCACCGAGCGTCCCACCGAGTTGCTCAGCGAGAGACCTGTCTACGGTGAAGCCGTACTGTGCGGCACTACCAGCAGCGAGCGCTGCCTTCGACTGCTTCTCAAGCAAAGCCTGTCCACGGTCAGCGTCAAGCACATACGCGATAAGGTTACCCTTATCCACACCGTAAAAGTCCTGCATGGCCTTAGAAATCTCGGGCCTGCCGTTCACGAACGTCTCAGCAGTTTGCACCCTATCGTCAAGTTCCTTCACCGACACGCCACCGGAAATCAGTTTCCCGAAATCCTCAGGGCCGTCAAAGAACTCAGTCGGGACACCATACGACTGAAGCACGCCCCTATAGGCGCGCTCCTGCGAAATATATTCAGCCTCACTAATGGCCTGCCCGCGCGCAATCAAAGCCGTCATACCAGGGAAGCGAGTCTTATATGCCTGCGTGTTACGCAGTTCAATCTGAATCCAAGCAGGTGACTTGTCCTCCTGTGCCCAGCCACGTATCTGAGCCGACAGGCCAGTGCCATCCACGTCAATGCCGTAGCCGCGTAGGGCGGAAGTCATCTCATCGAAAGCACTATTTCTTGACCTCTGTAAAGCCTCAGCATAGCCGTTACTACCCGAACTACCCTGCGTGGTCGTTTGGCCCGGAGGAGGGCTTACAGGGGCCGTCTGGCCCATTCTCTGCCAAGTCTCCCAATCATAACCAGAAGCCAATGCTAGACCAAGTTCGCTATAGTCCACGCTCACTGCGAACCCCCATAACCGAACATCGCCAACACCGACTGAGTGAGCTGCCCCACCTGGTCAGAGGCTTGCTTCGTGTACTGCCAGCGCGGGTCCTTCTTCAAAGCCTTCTGGAAATCCCACAAACCCATCGCGGCAGGCTTACCCTTATCGTCCACGCCACCCAGCGCCTGCTGAATGTACGGGTCCGACAGACTGATCTGCTCCGCAGGAATCTCAAGGACATCCTGCATCTTCTGCAAATATGGTGAAGCGATATCGGAAGCGTCCTCACCTGACAGGATGCGCTCACCGAAAATGGGGAACGCTGACGCCGCGTGGCGGCGAATCTCCGTCAAATAGTCACCAATCACAGCCTCACCAGTGGCAACCCTGCGCACGGCACTATTGTAGTATTCGTCCGAGTAGGTGACACCATTCTTCGCGGCAGTGGCCCGCAACTGCTCCACGAACTTACCCGCAGCGCCCTTAGAATAATCCAAGTAGCCAGCAAGTTTCTCCGTGAGGAACTGTTGACGGTTCGGCTCGAACCAGCCACCCATCAAATACTGCTCAGTCAGGGAACTTAGGGTACCCTCATCAAGCATAGCACCAGCCGCGACAGCGGCCTGCTTCACCTGCGAGCGGGCAGTGTTCACCTGTTCCGTGAACGCGGCACCACCAGCGGCCTGCGACTCAAGGAAGTTACGGGCAAACGTGCTATTCTCACGATACCAAGTAGTGTTCTTCAACGCATTATCGAACAGGGCCTTACCAGTGGCCCCGTTCTCAAACCAGCCCTCAGTGGAAGCCTTAGTGAACAAGTCCTCAATTTCACCATTAGACTGCACGAAAGCCCAGTTCACACCAGCAAGAGCAGCCGCCTCCTCGGGAGAGAGCGTGTCAGCTACGGGAACCGTTGGGGTCTTAGGTTTCGGCTTGCGTGTTTCGGCCATCAGATAAGCCTCTCCTGGTCGCCCTGCTTAATAGCATCAGCAAGCCAACTCAAACCAGTCGTAGCAGCCTGCGTCTCCGCGAAGCCCTCCTGGCCCTTCACAAAATCCTCAGCCAAACCAGCAGCAGCCTGCGCACCGAAACCACCAGACACAGTCGTGGAATGCTTACCATTAGGTGTGGACACAGTCGGATTCTTCCGCTCCATACTGTTCAACAATTTACGGAACTCTTTACGCTGCACCTCATCAGGGGTGGACCCGAAATACTTACCGTAAAAGTCGTCCACGATAGCGTCCGCGTCAGCGGCAGTAGAAATGTTCGTTTGCGACGTTGGCCCCATGTACGCACCAGGACCACCAGCGCCCTTACGGACGCCAGCCTCAGTGAGCAGGAAATCGTTAATGTCCATCGTGTCACGGAAGTTCGACGCATCCTCAATGGCCTTACCCCACGCCGAATACACGGTGTTGAACGTGCCATCGTTCGCGTAACCGGCAGCCTTCAACACACGGGCCTGCGCGGCAAACCGCGCTGGCTCATTCTTGTACCAACTGACCAGCGCACCCTTCACCTGGGCGACAGTGGCGACAGCAAGTTTACCCGTCTGTTCCGAATACCAACCGACTAGCCCAGCAGACGAACTAGAACCACTAGAGCCACCCTGTTGGAGTAGGACGGAACCGGAGCCCTCAACAGCATCATCGACACCGTTCTTATTCAAATCAGCCATCAGTTCACCGTCCCCACGTCCACCTGTAAGTCATCACCGTCGAGGTACTGGTCAAAGAAATCAGCAAACTTCACATCAGTATCCCGATAGTCGTAGCGCCACTGATCCCACTGATCACGCACATACGCACCATCCTCGCCACGGGCAATAGCATCAGTAGCCTGATCACGCACGTAGATGTACGTGCCGATAGCCAGCCAAGTCTTCGACCTGCCAAGTTCCGACTCGCGGAACTTCTTATCCGACAACGCGAAACGAACAGCAGCCAACGCAGTACCCACATACGGGGCGAAAGAATCGGGACCATATGCGGTCCAAGCGTCACCGTAGCGGGTCAACATGCGGGCCTTGAAATCATCCCACTGTGCAGTAACACCATTCTCAATTGAGGCCTTCGACCTGATCGACTTCACACCAAGCTGTGCCAGTTTATTGTCACGCAAAGCCTTCGCGGCAGAATAGTCAGCCCACATGGAAGACACTTCACCCTGCATAGCAATCTGCTCAGGGTTCATCTTCGACTTCCAGTTACCATCAGTACCAGGCATCGACTGTGAAAGCCAGTAATTGTAGGAGCCACGATTAAACTCACCATCAGGCGCGGTAGCGCCAATGATACCGGCAGCCTCCGGTCCGAAATTTGAAATCAGCGACTTCACGATAGGTTCATTGCCAATGATCGCATTCCATGATTCAAGCGTTGGGGCAATGTTCGGTGCCTGCGACATGGTAGTGGAGCGCGTCAACGGCATGTAAGCGTCGCCCACTTTCGACCGGAACAGGTCAAGTTTCTGCGTGAACGTCAACGAATCATCGGCAGTGATGTTATGCCAAATGTCCAGTTCAGTCTGATACTTCGAGGTGCGCATCAGCGCAGCCGGAAGCGTCAACGAACCAAGCGTTGAGAACAAGAAAAACTGGTTCGCCCTATCGAGGACTTTCTTCGCATCAAACTTCTCAACACCAAGATTCTGATCCACTAGCGCGGACTGCGTCATCGACCCAAGCACCTGCATGTACGCCAAGTTATCCTCGCCACGCACCATGCTATAGAACTTGCGAGCAGCAGCAGGAACAGCTACGTCAACGAAACCACCAACACCACCCTTAGCCTCACCGAATGAGATGAACTGATTGTAGACCGTCTCACCAACATGGTCCTTCAACCACTGCTGCCAGTCGGGCTTCTGTGCAAGAATGTTCCCCAAGGGAACAGCCGCGAGTGGTGCGTTGAAACCGGGCAGGAACGGCGACTCGCCAGGTGTCACCACATTCAGTGACGACAGCGGCACGACACTCTCAATACCACCAGCGGCTGCCGCGATGAGGCGACCAAGTTCACCCGGCAGCACCATGGCGGCGTTAGGGTTCACGTTCAGGAAAGAGAACGGTGACGCCTCAATCTTCTCACCAGTTTGCGTGTCATACACGAGCCCCATAGATGCGGGCACATTCCACAGCATAGAAGCGCGAGCGAGCACAGACGGATCGTTCTTCACGATACGCCCCCAAGTGCGCATCGAATTCTCCCACGCCGCGAAAAACGGTGACAGGAACCTGAGCGCAGCAGCAGGATTCGAGTAGCGCACAATAGTGAACAGTGTCTCATTCGTTGCCGACAGTGCACGCCTATGTGCTGCGTCAAGAATCTTCGCAGACACGGCATCATCCAACAGGTTCAACCCCTGCGATTCAGCCAAACGCGACAGTGCGGCAGTCTCACGCTTCCACACCTCATTGTAGAACGGTTGACGAACCAAAGCCGACTCGGGCATTGAACCGAGATGCTCAAAAAACCATGCCAAGCCTTGACGGAACTTCCCACGACCACCGGCCTCAAGGGCCGACATCACTTCACGACCATGCACAGGTGACAGCACAGACGGGTCAGGGAGGAGATTCTTCAACTGTCCACCCGTGGGAGTGGGCGTGGACTTGATCAAATCCCTAGCGGCCTGTGACGGGAAGTAGCGGTTGAACATTTCATACATGAAATCAACCTGAGCCGAACGCAGCTCAGGAGTGTACAAGTCCAGTTCACGAGCCCAAGCGTTGCCTTCACGTGAGCGAGCCCAAGCGTGCACGTCATCGAGGCTGTCACCGCGCACGAACTTAGCGGTCATCGGGTCTGACGTGAACTGCTTGACTGTGTTCGCTAGTTCCTGAAAATAGTGCTCATCGCTGGGGTCAATCTTCTCCCAGCTTCGCTCGCTCATGCGGGTCAGTAGGTCACGGTCAGCGCGTGACTCGAAAAAGTTTTGCACCGAACGAGAGTTGGATGCGCCAGCGCGTCGCACCTCGCCAAGTTCACCAGCGAACGCAGCATCATCACCAATGTAACGCTTACCGAGAGTGGCACGGTACCCGTCCCACTTCTGCGACATTGCCTGAAAATCTGTGACAGACTGCTCCGCAGTGGCGCGGGCGGACTTCAACCCGGCAACCCACTCAGGTGCACGGTCCGCAGCAATGGCAAGGTCGTCATCAATCTGTTTGATCACGAGACGCTGCTCAGTGATCCACTGACCGATGTTCTTCTGCACATCATCGACAGTGTGCAGTTTCGCGCCACGGCCAGCGTTCCAGTACACGTTCCTAGCGCCACGAGCGGCCACGACAGGCCGCAAGGCTGGGACTGTTCCCAAGGTGGCCCATGAGCGCAGCCAACCCTCAGCCACGTTGCGCTGGGGGTAGCCCAGGCGCATGAGGACAGACGCTTTCCAGATGGAGTTCATTTCATCCATCCAACGGACAGCGGTCTCAGCGCCAGACTCGCCAATGTGCTGAACTTCACTTACAGCAGCCTTGCCATTATCTGCCAGTAGAGCCTTGCGGATCGCATCGTGGGCCTTGGAGTACACCGGGTGCGACCCGAGACGGCGAGCCGTCTCCTCCATCAAACGCATATCCAACAGCGGAACACGTGACTCAAGTTGCGACACCAGATTAGGATGCGCAGACAACAGCGCCCCATCCTCATCCACGCCGAACGCAGACTTGTTCCTGTCACCAATCTTCGCCTTCACCGCATTACGGCGGCGAGCAATCCAAGCATACTGATCGAGCAGCAAATCCTCATCCACGCCATGCGCAGCCGCGATACGGCGCACAGTGGCACGCTCAATCTCCTCCGTAGCGGCCCAACGCTCAGAGGACGTACGCGCACCAGTCCAAGTGTCTGTCACCCACTGCTTAAACACGCCATCCTTGCGGACAGTGCGCGAGTCACCCACCATCGACAGTAGTTCATCAACGGCACTGTTACCGTCATCGAGGCCACGGATACTAGCCCACCCGGATGAGCGTTGACCGGAAGCCCAAGCCCACAAGCGCACCTTACGGAAACCGGAAGACAACTGGAACGTGTGCTCCACGATAGCGGGACCCTCGTCAATGACACGACCAGTACCGGGAAGCCCGGCCTTAATCGCCCCCACGAGACCCTCGCCAGTGGTAGAAGTTGGCGTGTCAAACAGGCCACGTGCGGCAGCCTCATCCAATGCAGGCGCGAGGGAAGCCTTCGACGCGCGAGCATCAGAAGCGACACCCTGACGCACGCTCTTAGGCAGGTCACGGTTGGCGCGACCAGCCGACCACACTGCACGAACACGCTCAAAACCAGGCGACCTACTACTCACGCGAGTGATCGGTGCGATAGTCGTGTCATAGAATGCGATAGCATCCTTCAACGCGGCATTGCGTGCCACAAGATCATCCATGATCGCAGAGGCAGAGAAACCTTCCTCAAGCACATCATCAACGAAACCAGTATCAGTGCGGCCAAACACGCCAGCAACAAAAGCCTTCTCATAATTCAACGAACGCGTGGCGTTCTGGATAGCGTCAGCGACACCCTGAGACTCGGCACGCAGCAAACCCATGTAACGCTGATTACCTGTAGCAGCAGCATAGGCGATCACGCCAAGGCGGTCATCGTGAATGTTACCAAGAATCCCAGCAAGAGTGTCCTTGTAGGGACTGGAGTTGACTGGTGCCCACTCGCGCAACTGGCTCGTGGTAGACTTCGCAACATGACGGCCAGCTACGAGCACGGCATTATCTACACCCTCGGCACCGTTCGATGCAATAAACTTGAGCGCATCATCAGCACCCCTACCAATGTCGTCAACGACACTAGGCAGGTTCGTGGATGCAGAAGCCAAACCACGCACGGCAAGGAAATCGGAACCGAGGCGGGCAACTTTCACACCCTTACCCGCGATAACGAGCGGGTCCATGTACCAGGAGAAAGCGGCATCGTTCAGCCCGGAAGCGACACGCCCGAACGTGTCCTCCTCGAAAGCGGCCCTACGCTGCTCCACACTATTAATGTTGAAATCCGGTTGAGCCCATGCGGGCGCATCCGGTAAAGCGGAAGCGTCATAGCCGAAAGCGTTAAGAACAGTCCAGCCGTAGCGGCTCGCATTCGCGACAGCCACCTGACCGAAGCTGACCTGTGACGCCTCATGCCAAGACAGGGCACCAATACCACCAGGCAGTGCGGCGTTCGTGAAAGACGCCGTCTGTGAAATCAGGTCAGTGGCCTGCTGATACGTTTTCGCGGTAGCTGACGCGCCAGCACCAAGCACAGGCACCCGTGAAAAGTCATCCATCCACGCATCATCCAAGATGTCCGTGAACCAGTTGTGTGACTCGTAGTCTTCCACGGGTGTGGCAATAGTTGCCGTGCCAGTGGTTTTCGCTCCAGCGAAACGACTACCGACAGGAGTAGGGCCGGTAGGTGCCACGCTAGGGGCAGGCTTACGGGAGCCCTTGCGGATCAGGGCAAGATCATCCTCAAGACTCAACCCGAAACACCCCGCTCACGTTTACTTGTAATGAAAGCCAAAAACTCGTCACGCTGCTCAACTGAATCCCATTCAGTTAAACCAATACCGATCACCACGCCGGGAGCCTCAACGCCGATAGCGTCCACGGCAGCAGTAATGTCTTCCACGAAAGACGGCATCAGTTCATGTCCCGCACGGCACGCACGAAACGCACAAACGAAGGTGGAATGTTGTCACCCTGTGCGGTACGCATCAGGGAGGGGAGCCAGCGTTCCTTGATCGCGGCAAGATCCTGCGATGATTCTTTCCGAAACGAGCCTTTAGAGAGGACAGAATCATCGGACCCTGCACCCATAGGGTTGCCCTCCGTTAGGGGCTCTGAGGGCCGTTCTGTGCCCGCTAGGAGGGGTGTGGGCGCGGGCACGTCAGACGCGGCAGAGGCCGGCATCGAGTTGTTTGCGCTTGCGGCAGCCATCGGTGCCGCGCCCTGGATCTCATTCAACGCCTGATTCTCCCCATACGGTAGGCCCGTGACGGGACGAACAGGTTGACCAGCGCCGCCATCTGTGCGACGCGATAGTGCCCCTGGGCCGGACACTGGGGCCGGTTGGCTGGGTTTGCGGTAACCGCCCTGCTCAACCATTCAACTCACCATTATCCAACACAATAGCCTCAACCTCATCGGCATCCGGCGTGGCCTCGATCATGCCATACTCGGCAGCGATCAACACGGCCTCACCCAGCATCTTCATCACCCTATTGTGCAAGTCATCAGCAACATCAGGTTGCCAAGAACAGTCCTCCGCACAGGCATACACATGAATGGAGCCGATAGCTACCTGCATCGTGATGTCACGTGAACGAACAGCCATCAGCATTTCCAATCAACATTGTAGGAAAGGGAGTGAAATGTATCAGGGAATAGTCAAACAGGTACTTATGCTCCCGATTGTTTACTTTACGCGGTGCTGATTGTTTACTTCGCGCCCTTACCAGAGCCACCCTTACCAGCACCAGCGTAACCATCAACAACCTTACCACCAACAACCGAACCAGAACCCTTGGTGACCGGGGCAACAACCGGAGCCGGAGCCTTACCACCCTGCATACTTGCGTACTTACCTGAACCCATAACCATCTCCAATAGTGTATTTTTAACGCGAAGCGGAACGCTGCGTAACATTGCCAGACAAATTAGCCTTACCAGACGCACTCAACCCAGCCACAAGCGACTGCATACTAGGACGCCCACCGGGTGTTTGACCAGCCTGACCAGGAGCCACGCCATCCAGTAACCCAGTAGGTTGCATACCATCAGGAACACCACCAGGAGGGCCTGAACCGGGGGCACCAGCCTCACCCGGCAGCTCACCTCCTGGTGAAACAGTGGGCTCAGGTGGGGCCATACCCTCCTGAACAGCATCCTCAATCGACTTACCAGCCTGCCGCGCCTTAATCGTCTTCATCGCAGCAAGCAACGGAACAGAAGGATCACCCCCATTCTGGGCCAGCAACGGAATAGACTGCACATAACCAGCCATACCCTCAATCAACGTGGCACGCAACTGCTCCACATCAATCTTGATACGCTCCTCTATCGGATTGATAGAGAAAGGCATCTGCGTCATCAGGAACTCTTCACTAATGATATTCGCCTGTAACGCCTGCAAACCGAACACGAGAGCCTGATTCGGGTTCAACCCAGCCATCAAACCATACTGCACATCAACCGTGTAATCACCGTTAATGTCCTTCGATGGTGTGTACGTTATCTCATACGGCGCACCGAGCTGGTTGCCTTTAATGTTCTTCGTCACGTCACCGAACAGTTTTTCTTCAACCATGAGAGACTTCTGCATGAGACGCTTGAACATGCCAGCGAGCATCGCCTGACCCGTACGAATCTGCGTATCGAACGCACCATCCAAGGCATCAACACCGGCACCAGTAACAATGGAACCAGATACCTCGCCACGACGCGAAGGGGCGTAACGCGCCCCGTGCATCAACTCCTGATCCAACGACTGCTGCTGCGCGAACGCGGAAGCAGGAACCTCCTGGCGCAGTTTCTGCACACCATTAGGGTTATCGGTACGGATCAACGCATCAGGACCATACGGAACCTCAACCACGTCCGTAGGCACAATCAGTTGCGACTGCACACTTTTCGTTGCTGCCTCAAGCCCAAGGAGGGCGAAGCGGGACTTCGCAACCTGCACCGCCACCACGTCAGCGAACTGGCCACGCGGCTTATCGCGCAGGCCGGGACGTGAACCGTACTCAATCAGGCACTCGCCCACCATATTCTTAGCGGACACCAGCACCATAGACTTACCAGTGCCAGCATTCGGCATGAACAACAGGTCAGTGTACTTGTCGTGATACCTCACGACCTCGAACTCTGCATTACCAGACGCATAGCCAAGACTAGACGCTACATGCGGATACTCCGCACACAACTCATCACGAGTCTTGAAAAAGGAGAAAAACCCACCAGTGACCTCACGCCAACGGTTGAAAATAGGGTAGAAACCCTGCGCCGAGTGGAACATGATACGGGGCATCGACTCATCAACGTCCACCTCAACCATGCCCACCACATACCCAGCAGTGAAATAGTCATCACACGCATCATACGACTGCGTTTGCAGTCGCGAGAAGTCAATGTGATGCTGAATGATCTTCGACTTCTTCTCAGCACGGCGCTGAGCAGAGTCATTCGACTTCTTCTCAGGCGAACAATCAAACGAAGGCAACGGTGCAAGCACCTCAGCCAAGTCACGGGCAGCAACATCAATCATGTTCGCCACAATAGACGAATCCCAAGGCCCACTAGAGGGGAACAACTCAGGATACACTTGCGCTATACGGCCCTCACGGACCGCCATAACCTTCTCAATCTCCAACTGGCGGTCAGCATACTTCGCCTTCGTCCTATCAAACAGGCCACGAAGGAAAGTCAGAGACTTCTGCCCCGGCTCATCATAGTCAACACCAGATTCAACCGACACAAGCACCCCTCACGGGTTAGACAGAAGACAAGAAACGCTCAGCCTGACCACTCAGGAAACTGAAAGAACCACGCTGCGACAAATCATGGCGTGTAGCAAACGGATTCGTGACATGAGTGTTCTTACTGTGACCCATGCCCTTCAAACGGTCCCTGACGGCCAGCTCACAAATCCACCAAGCCATCACCGTGTCCGTCTTCTGCGACTTCGGGGCATCAGGATGCCACGTCACCAACTGCTCAACAAGCGCCTTCAACGACTCCGTAGCGATCTGCGGAAACTCAACCAGCGCCTTCTTATCCTCGTGTCCACTAAACAAGGTAGACAGGGAAGCGACACCAAAATCAGCATTCCACTTATTGTAACCACCAGTATGATGCTCCCTGAACAGCACACCACGCGCCGACAGGAACTCACGAATCTCACGATCCTGAGTCAACATGCCCTGAAAAGCATTCTTCTCAACACGCCACTCAACAATACCATACTTCAACGTCCACGTTTTGATATGCTCACGGATAGCATCAGGCGTCATCTTCGCCTTATTCCACACATCAAGCAAATACCGCTTCTGCGTATTCGGATCAATACCCACACACACGCTCGACGTGAACCCCACCATAGCCGGGTCCATACCAGCCACCACAATCAGGCCCTCCATACCGCCACGGCGATTCCCCACCATACCATTAGGAATCAAACCAGGACGACGCTGACCATTCGTCACACCAACAATCATGTCACCAGTGAACACCTGATCATCAGAAGTCTGCTGCTGCTGATACACCCGAGCCCAACCATCAACACTCGTGCGCCTACGGCGCTTCGCAAGATTAGGGCCATCCCAACGCGGAAACAAGCCATCCGCGTCCGGTTCCCGCTGATCACCCTTCGCATTACTATCATGCGAATCAGAACGAGGCCACAGAGTCACCCAATCCTTCGGATCATCAGCGAACTCCAACACCGCAGGCATACTCAAATAGGTCCACGGATTCTCATCATCCGGGTAACGCTTAGGATTACGCAGCTCAATATACATATCCTTCGACGCCAGACGCGTCCCCACCACGATACAACAACCACCCACAGCGATACGGTTCAAAACCTCATCCTGAATCCACGTGATATGCTTCTCATAATCATGCGCATTCTCAAGATCCACCGCGTCATCAATGATAATGATATCGGCACGGGCACCATAAATATGACCACCAATACCCAACGCCTCAACCGTAGGGTCCTTCTCCCCGGAGTCGCGAATATCAGCAGAGACGTAGATCATCTTCTGCGTCCACGCAGAAGAGTTCTCACTATAGCCCTGAGGGGGACCGAACGTGGCATGGAACTTCGCGAACTTCGGATGAGTCAAACGATCCTTGACCGCCATCAAAAACTTCTGCGCCATCGCAGCAGTCTTCGACACAATCAGAATCCTGATATTCGGGTCCTCAGCAATCCGAGCAACCGTATAATTCACCGTCAAAGACGTAGACTTACCGTGAGCTGGCGGCATATTCACAATCACCAAATCCTGCTCATTACGTTCAAAAGCCATCGCAGGATGCAACCAGGCCGGATCACGGCCCTCAATCAAATCAATCGCATTCTGAATATGCGGAAACACACGAGTATTCAGGTACGACTCACTGAACACATGAAACGGAGGGAAACCACCCTCACGGTCGAGCATCATCGCAGACGCAGCATCCAAGCGGGCACGGTCAACACGAGCCCTAAACTCCGCATCATTCTTCCGATACGACTCATACGACGCCATGCTCCGGCCAGCCACAATCAGCGCATTCTCAACCGTCTGACCCGCGGCAATCTGATCCAAAATGATCTGCTTCGTCTCAGCCTGAGGACGCTCCCTACTCTTCACCCCAGTCGCACGAGAACCAGCCAACAGAAAACACGCTCCAAAAGTAAGGGTAACCTAACAACGGCGGAAAAACATTTCAGTGGCAGAAAGATTATCAGAGGCAGAATCTGAATAATCAGAACTGTCCTTAAAACCGCTAACTGCACTAGCTAGCCCCCGATCCCCTGTAGGGGGCTCTAGGGGGCTTTCACTAGGGGGCCACTTCGGTGGACCCTCAGCGGCCCTACAGATTTTAGCAGGCATGGCAGCCATGCCATGCCATTCGCTAGACGCTCATGGCATGTACTTACAGGCGCACCCTCCGGGTGCAGCGCCCGCCAGCGACTCCGCCAAGGCTCCGCCGCAGGCGGGCTAGCTAGCCAGTAAAAAGATTCCCCACTTATATATACGCAAATTACAACCGCTTACCCGTCACATTTTGAGAAGATGTTACACAACTGTTACATTAGAGACCGATAATCGGAATATCAGCCCAGTTATCCCCAACATATCCACAAACAGTATCCGGAAAATAATTAGGACCCTATACACCATCTCAGGCGCGCGCGAGGTTAAAACCCCCGGGTCAAGCCTATTGTCTACTAGCTCAGTAGGGAAAAAATGCTTGCCAGCCCTGCACGTTCGGGGGATATGCACACTAGTCCCCCCACGTCTTTGACGAGGGAGGGGGCAGGCTGAGACTGTATTACTTAGGATACCCTAACTTTCTTATTCAATCAGTTGGTTAAGTAAGGATACCCTAAGTCTTGACTTGGATGTGTGCGTCAGTGTAATTGTATAACTGATTGTATTGATGTAGCTATTGCCTTGTTAGGTTACCCTTGCTTGTCCTGCTTGGTGAGTGTGGTGCGGATCACATTGTTTTTGTTTGCAAATGGTGTTGACTTGTGCCCGCTTGGGTGTAGTGTTGGCTTATTGGATTCGACGAGATGGGGAGATGGTAATGGGAATGAAAGTTGCTGCAAGGTGCCGCGTGTGCGGAACGGGCAGTGAAGACAATCTCATGCGGGGACTAGAGGGCGTCATGTGCCTGGACTGTATTGCGGATACGTGGCACGTTTGCTTCATTGATGACAGTACTTGTGCCGACTGTGGCGGCGCGTCGTGAACGGGGTAGTGAGAGTTTTCGACGCTGACTGCATTGGCTGGACACCTATAGACCGGCTGTATTCACTTATTGAATCTTGCGGGTCGCACTACGTCGCGGGGCATGATGAGTGCGAGATTAATGGACGAACTTTAGGAATGATCCGCCTACAGTTCGACACGCGCAAGGTTGCCCCCGAGATTGTGCGCGGTTGGGCTATGACGCTGGGGTATTTGGCTGACGTTGAATCCGGTGGAACTATCAATCTGCCTAAGGTTGCTGCTACGCGTAGGGGTGCATGATGAGGGCATTACGGACTGAGGGAGATGGGCAGATGGCAGCAGTAGAGGTCACGGACTGGGACGGCAAGGGCTGGGATTCGCTCGCCGGTGTGGCGGCAAGGATTGAGGAACGGACGGGCGAACGTCCCGTGATTGGGTGGGAGCATCGGGAGGTAGGTGATCGCCTGGTGCACGTCGCGACTATCAACTTCAACAGTGACCGCTGCCGCGACTCATGGGTCCACTCATGGGTATGCAATGCGGGTTACGTCGCCTGCATCGTCTAGCACGTTCGCCGCTAGGTGCGCTCACTGCCGCGACCTAGGGGCACTAGGGCACTCATTCTGAGCGTCCTGCATGATGGAAGGGTATCTGTTATGAGTAAGGATGAGACGTATAATGGTTGGAAGAACTATGAGACGTGGAATGTATCTCTTTGGCTTGGTAATGATGAGGGCCTGTATCTGGCCATGGGTGAGTACGTGGAGGAGTCTAAGGGTAAGTCTACGTATCGCGGTTTAATGCGCTTCCTTGGCTTTTCTGGTTCGATGACTACGCCGGATAGGGTGCGTTGGCTGTCGTCTAAACTGGATTATGCGCGTTTGGATGAGATGGTGCGCGAGAATGTGGAGGGTTTCTAATGAGTATTGGTCGTAATGTGTTTGACGTGGCGGCGTCTTTGGATGCGGATATTCGTCGCTTGACAGGTATGGGCGCTAATGAGTGCCAAGAATGCGGGAGGGTGTTTGACTTGTCTAACCCTGTTGCCGCTGGCGAATGGATCTATGGGCATGATTGCGAGGTTTCGCGATGAATCACTTACCTAAGTCTCGTTTCATCGTAAGCGCCTACCGTGCTAGTGGCGAAGTTGCTGCTGAGAAATTGGCGTCAACGATGCGCGAGGTTCGCGCGGCTAGGGCATGGTATTTACAGATTGGGTACCCTGCCGTTGGGCATCGTCCTTTCACTAGCGCCGATAAGGCTGATTGGATTCGGGAGGGTTGATATTCAATAGTCCGAAACACCCTTTGGGGTGTATGTGCCTAGATTGGCGCACTGATGAGGGCAAAAGGAAAGGGCTAACGAAATGTCTAAGAAACACTTTCAAGCATTGGCTACTAGGTTAGGTAACGCGGCAGCCGATAATGGTTTCACCGAGAACTATGCCGATGCGGGTTTTAAGTCGGCGCTGAATGCCGTCTTGGCAGCGTGTCAGTCGTCCAATCCAATGTTTGATAGGGGAGTGTTCCTAAATTGTGTTTGGGACGTGGCTGAGGGCCGCAGGGATGCAATGGGCCGCAAGGTTAAGGTGTCAGCATGAGCGCGCTTGTGACGGTTGAGCCGTTGCGCCGCTGTGCGTGTGGTTCGCCGTTCATGCTCAGGCTCACGCCACAGGGTGTGTGCTGCCAGCGTTGCGCTATCGCTGAGGAGGACTAATGGCCTCCGATACTCACATCTGCTGGGTTGATGACTCGATGTGTCCTGCGTGCGGTTCAGAGCTTCGCCCCACGGAGCGCGGCAGGATGGTCGCTGCGATTTTGTTTGTGACTGGCTTTCTGCTATTGTTGGGTTTTGCTGGGTGGATTGAAGGGGGTATGAACTAAGTTTCTGCGGGTGACTGGCAGGCTCTCACGTTCAAGCCGTGAGCACTCACTGTGAACACCTAGGAAGGCTTTAGGTGTTCTACCGGACAGTTCATGTGTCAAGGCTGAACTGTCCTCTGCAAGCCAGTGTTGGTTGAGTGGGGCGGTAAACCCTTCCCGCTTTACTCCTGGCACTGGCTTGCCAATACTTTCGCGCACTGCATGGTGTAGTGTGTGGTTGATTGAAGGGTGGAGGGTTGTGTGATGAAAACATTTTTTAAGGCAATTAGGCCGGATGGTGGAAGTTTTAACAGTCCCGAGTTTAAGTGGGCTGTTGAGCCTGGCGGGGTGACGGTGCATCCCGCGTTCGATAAGCGGGCTGGTAGTGCTGCTGGTTATTTGTCTGTGGCTACTGTGGCGACGGATTGTACGGGCATGTCGTGGCCTTGCCGTTTGTTAGAGGTTGCGCCTGTCGGGTGTCGCGTGTTCACGCCCGATAGCGTGGCGCTGCCGAATAAGCGTGCTGGTCGTGCGTTCCGCACAGTGCGTGAGCTGGATGCTAGTGCAGTATTTGGCCCACAGGGTGCGGAGGTGGTGGCATTTCTGGCATCGTTCCCGACATTAACTGGCGAGCAGTGGCAGGCTTTGGTTGCTTCTAGGGCTGCTTCTAGGGATGCTTCTTGGGCTGCTTCTAGGGCTGCTTCTAGGGCTGCTTCTAGGGCTGTTTCTAGGGCTGCTTCTAGGGATGCTTCTTGGGCTGCTTCTTGGGATGCTTCTTGGGCTGCTTCTTGGGATGCTTCTTGGGCTGCTTCTTGGGATGCTTCTAGGGATGCTTCTTGGGCTGCTTCTTGGGCTGCTTCTAGGGCTGCTCTGGGTCTCCTGGTTCGTGACCTGATTGGCACATCGGGCTTTACGCAAGCGTATTATGATGCGCTCACGTCTGATTGGCGTCGTATTGTTGGCCCGATTCATGCCGATGATGTGGACATTTTCGAGGGAGTGAAATGACTGTAGATAGCGTGGTTGGCTTTCAGGGTTTCGATGTGGAACCACTAGAGCATGTACTCGTGCCCCGTGGGGGGCGCGTGTGGTCTGCGGTGTTGATGCCGTGGCCTTTTGACGGCACGCAATCCTGTCAGGGTGATGCGGTGTTTGAGCGTACGCGTGACACTGCGTCTGATTTGATGATTGGTCTTGCCCCTGACGTGCGCGAGTACCATTCGCGTGTGTGTGCTGCTTGCCCGGTGCTGGTTGGTTGTCGCGAGTGGGCACTAGCTCATGAGGAGTATCTGTGGTTCGCTGGCATGGACCCGGTGGAGCGTGGTGAGCTGCGCAGTGAGCGCGGGCAGGTGGTTGTTGGTCCTGGTACTGGCGTGTATGGTATTGGGTACGATGCCGCGTCTGCTGCCCGGCAGGCTGTTAAGGTGCGCGACATTCAAGAGCAGGAGGACTGGCGATGAGTAGTTTTCGTTTCGGCTACTGCCCACGCTGCAAGCGTATCCTGGTGTTCACTAACAAGGGCACTGTACCTGAGCATGAGTGCAAGGCAGACAAGTGACTACGCATGTGTGGCGTGAAATGGTCACAGACGCGTACCGTGGAGCCGATGAGGCATGGCGGATAGAGCGTGACCTGGTGTGTATCGGCTACGCGGAGGAGGAACGCGAGTTCCGGCTGGCGCGTCCGCGTCCTACGTTGAAGTTGATGATGTGTGCCCTAGCGGGGCAGCATAGCGAAGTGGAGGTTTCTGGGTGACGAGCGCGGATGTAAGTGATAGTGACTATGCTCGTGTCGTGATCGAGACGACACAGCAAACACATGAGCGTGTCGCGCGTAGTAGTGCGTTGCATGATGCTCGCGTGGCTGTGCAAAGGTATGTGATGCGTAACGAGTCCGCGCTGTCTTTGGATACTCATTACCATTTGGACGAGCTGGTGGCGATGCTAGGGAGGCTACGGTGAGACCTCGCCTTGCACGTTATGCTGCTGCTGGTGTCCTGCTGTTGACTGTAGCTGGTGTGGCTCACGCCACCCCGATAGCGTCAGAAACAGGCCCGCCTAATGGCCTATCTGTGCAGGGTGATAGGATCACACCACCCCACACCCCAAAATGGCTCAGGGGTGCTTTAAAAGCGCGTGAGTGCATACTCTATAGGGAGTCTCGCGGTAACTATCGCTCTAGGAATCATGTCGCGTTCGGTGCCTATCAACTGATCCGCTCATCGTGGGATATTACCGCTGAGCGTGAAGGCTTGACACGTCTGATCGGGGTGCGCCCCGATAGGGCCAGTAGGGCGGACCAGGATCGTATCTATTTCGCCGCATGGAAACATGGTAATGGGCGTTTCTATTGGTCGGCTCGTTGGGGTGCCCCCTATGCTTGTTACCCGAATGATACGAAGCCGATGCGTGCCAGTGGTTGTACCGATTACGAGAAGAAGGGAAACTAGATGACTGAGGTAGTGATTTTCAGGGGACCCCCAGGGTCCGGCAAGAGCACGCACATTCGCAACACGATGACTGAGCGTGACGCGCGTATCAACAATGATGACCTTGTGGGGTCTATGTTCACCGGTTCGCGTCGCAAGGGGCAGGGTGCTATCTTGCACGAGCTACGCCTAGCGATGCTCAGCAGTCTGTTGAAGCAGGATCTTGATCGGGTGTTTGTAGATAACACGAATCTGCGCTTGTCTACGGTGAACGCTCTCGCCATGTGCGCATACAAGGGCGGGCACACTGTAGTGGTGGATGATCGTTTCCTGCATACGCCCCTTGAGGTGTGCTTGTATCAGAATGAGCAGCGTGACAAGTCTGCTCGTGTGCCTGATGATGTGGTGAGGAAGATGCACGCGGAGGCTGGTAAGTTGAAGCCCTATGTGTCGCGTGACTATCCTCCTGAGCGCATGTATGTGCCTGACGCGAGTCTGCCGCCTGCGGTGATGTTTGACCTTGACGGTACACTGGCTGAGAAGCATGAGGGTCGCGGTATTTACGACATCTCTAGCGTGCACTTGGATTTGCCGCGCGCGAACGTGGTGAACCACTATTGGGGGGTTGTGAGGGACCAGTTTACTAACATACAACCGATCTTTCTGTCAGGTAGGGACGAGTCCTGCCGTGAGCAAACAGAGGATTGGTTAACGGAGCACTTAAGTGTGAGGCATCCGATCTTGTTTATGCGCCCCGCTGGGGACGTGCGCCCAGACTTCGTAGTGAAGCACGAGATTTTCCATGAGCATGTCGCCCCGAGCTGGAATGTGCTGTACTGCCTGGATGACCGCAATCAGGTGGTCGATATGTGGAGGCGTATCGGTGTGGAATGTTGGCAAGTTCAAGCGGGGAACTTCTAATGACCAAACTGAGTGCACTGTTCCCACCCGCTGACCTAGCGCGGGCAGTCTTGGACGGCTACGTGCGCGTACAAACGCACCCTACGCTCCCCTGGTCCATCTTCAACTACACCGACAAGGCGAGTTGGGAGAACTATTGGACCCCCGTCACATTGCAGTGTCGCGGGCTTGTCATAGACGATAAGGGTAACATTATTGCCCGCCCGTTTCCCAAGTTCTTCAACTACGGCCAGCCTGGCGCTGCCGATATTGGTTTGGAGGATGAGATTGTGGCGTTCGACAAAGCTGACGGTAGTCTTGGTATTTTGTTGCCGAATGGGGAGGTGTGCACGCGGGGTAGTTTCACGTCCGAGCAGGCCGTGTGGGCTACTACTTGGTGGAAGGAGACTCGCGGTAGTCGCATGATCCACCCTGATATCACACAGCTCTTTGAGATTGTGTATCCGGGGAACCGTATCGTGATCGACTACGGGGACATTGAGGGGCTAATTGCGCTGGGTTCTATTCACATCGAGACGGGCGACTTCTCGCCACCGTTGCAGCGCAGTGTTTCCGAGTACAGGGTGGTTGCACAGTTCCCTCACAGGACACTACAGCACGCCCTCTCAGCCCCACCTAGGGCTAACGCCGAGGGACTTGTCATCTGGAAGCCAAGCACGAATGAGCGTGTAAAAATCAAGTACGACGAATATGTACGTTTGCACAAGTTCCTTACGGGTGTGAATGAGCGCCACATTTGGGAAGTACTCGCAGCTAACGGTGACACTGCTGTAGCCTTTAGCGGCGCTCCTGACGAGTTCCACGCTTGGATTAAGCAAGTCTCTGATCGTTTGTTGGCTGAGTTTGATGCGATGCACGATAAGGTAACAGTGGAATACTTGACGATTGTGCGTGAGCTGCCATTCGTGCACGAAAGGAAGGTGTTTGTGGAGCAGGTGATTGACCGGCAAGACAAGGCTTTCCTGTTCGCCCTCTATGATGGGAAGCAGGTTGATGCTATGATTTGGCGTATGCTCAAGCCTAAAGGTGGGGCCACATTTAGAAAGGTAGACTCGGATGCAGACTAAGACGAAGATGCGCACGATAGACAAGCAGGAAGCAATCACGCTCTTGGAGCGTGCCGTTGCTGAGCGTGGTGCGGACTGGGTGTACCCCAGGTACGCGAAATGCTGCTATACTGTGTCTGGTGATTCGCGTATCGGGCGGGAACTTGGCTACGCGGTTGGTGAAACCGGCCCGGCGTGCATGGTCGGCTTGGCCCTATCGTACGCGATACCGAGCGAGCTGGATGCCGCTGTGGACGAAGATGCGTTTGTCTCCGTGAACGGAAACGGGGTCCAGGTGTTGGCGAAAGCATTACGAAAGCAGGGCGTGCGCGTCACGAAAGATGCGCTAGAACTTATGAATGCCGTACAGGATAGGCAGGATGGGCGCAAGCCTTGGGGTCAAGCATTGCAGCAGGCAATGCTATGAGCGAGCTAACTGGTGGCTACTGGCGTGACGACCCCAACAGGCCAGACCCAAACGTGCGCAAATGCAAAACCTGTCTAGAATCATGGGCACCGTATTCTATGCAACCGTCAGGGCAGCCTGTGGTGGGTCCTCCAGTGGACTACACGTGTATCACTTGCCGGACTGTGAAGGCTGGTGTGTGATGGAGCTGATAGACCTACAGCCAAGCGTGTTGCAGGATCTGCGGGGTGAGCCTACGACTGAGTGCGTGTGCGGGAGTGAACTGTTCTATGCACTGGTCGGTTTCGATAGGGACACTCGCCTGGTGGGTTGGTATGCGCTTGACTTGCATTGTGCGGAGTGTGGTACGCTGTGCACTGCGCCCACGCCCGTGGACAATGGAAGGGAAGTGTAGTGGACCACAACCCAAGTGAGCAGCTTTGCCCAGCGAACAATAAGACGGCGTCACTGTTCATCACTATCGCGCGTGAACGCGGTGAGGGAGACATCACTGACGAATTCTGCGAGTGCTCCCTCATCCGCGCCGCCCGTCAGCCACTACTCGATGCGGTAGACGCCGCTATCGACGGATGGGAATACCCCGCCGATGGTCCACGTAACTACAGCGAATCAATCAGCTCAGCCCTCGCCCCGTACCGCAACCAAGGAGACCCGAAATGAGCACGGATCTGATTCAAGTGGGTGTGTGGGTGACGGACGACGAGATTCAAGGCTTGGTCGTGTCATCCAGTAAGTCCGGACTAGTCGCGGTGCGGGCGCCCGGTCGCGGTCCGGCCTGTGACTTCGTTGCTGAGGAATTTCTACGACCAGCTCCGATGCCTGAGCCGCCGTTGAGTTCAATCTTGGAACTGCCGATGAACCTGCCGGTGATCCGTGAGGTGTTCTCCCGCTTCGGTGAGGGCTGGTACTCGACATATGGCGATAGATGCCGAGAGTGGACAGACCTGAACCTAGGCACCCCCGAGCGTCCGGTGACTGTCGTGAGGTGGGGCCGATGACTGACACGGCATCACGGCGGGCACGGCACGACGAGTACCTGGACGAGTGGCTGAGTTCACAAATGCTCGGCTACGTCCTGCCCGCATGGGAGATGGGTCAGGGCCGGTGCAGTTTCAAACACGCCGAGATCCTCGCGCTGATCAAACTTGTAGCTGACCGTGAGTACGAGCGGGGCGAGAAGGCAGCCACCGAACGGGCTGCGGGGCCGCACTCAACACCCGAAGGTCATGCCGCTGCAATCGCCGACACGCACACATCGCACGTTCTCAAAGGATTCGGCTACCTCATTCAGTGCGAGTGGTGTCCTGAGACGTTTTTTGCGCCGACGAAGCGTGAAGCGATGGAGCGATTCAGGGCGCATGAGCAGCGAATGTTCGACCTCGCTGACGCCATCCGTGCGGCTGGACCAGACAAGGGGAGGGAAAGCGAATGAAGTGTCGTTCATGTAATGCCGACATATCCGAGCACGTGGGCTCCACGCTTTGCGTGATGTGTGATCCGGAGGTGGATTCCAATGACTGATCACAATCCCGCTGAGCCGGACTGCCCAGCCAACTCCCTCGATCCGCTGCTGCAACATCACGCCGAGTCGTTCTGTCAATGCGCTCTTATCGTCAAGGTTCTCCGCCGTGGTGTGGAGTCACGCCCGAACTCGCTGAGCAAACTCATCACTGCTATCGACGCATGGATTGAGAACCCACGCACTCCCATCTCGGAATCCAATTACGCCGCGATTCATCAAATCGTTGGCCCATTTCGGGAGCAAGTAGAAGCCGTGGGTTCACGACAGGGAGCGGGGGACGAGCCGTTCAGCGACGAGCACGAGGGTCACGAGGG